TTAGAGAGACTGGTGTTAATCTTAATATTAATAAAATTGATGAAGCAACTAGATTTGCTAGAGTTACGGCAGGTCTTCAAACAAAACAAGTTGGCATTGATATTGCTAGAATTGATCAAGCTATTAGTTTTGCTAACGAAGAAGCTGAATTTAATAACAGAGTATTACAAGCTAACATGGATAGCCAGATTGCTCAAACTGAACGTAACATCCAACAAATTGAACTACAAAAATTAGGAGAAGATTTACGAGCTGAAGCCCAGATGAGTATCTTCCCAGAACCACTACCTACACTACCTGAACCACAATTGGGACCAGAAAGAACGTTTGTTAAACCTGTTAAACAGGAAGCTCCAACAGTTCCTAGAGGACCACGCCGTGATCCAACCGCTGAACTTATTGGTGGTGTTGCACAGGTTGCAACGTTTGCCCTGGGTCCAGGCGCAGCTGCTGTTAAGGCTCTTGGCTTTGGTGCTCCAGCGATTAGTGCTACTACTGCTGCGGCTTCCACTGCTGCTGGGTTTAACATGGGTACTTCTTTAGCAAATTCATTGACAGGTCAATAAACTATGGCACGACTACAATACCAACCCGCTACAAGACCAAGAGGATTCCAACCTATTCAACTTAGTAGGGCTGGTATTGCTCGAATGGAAGAAGAAAGTAACAGGATTATCCGAGGTATGGAGCGTCAACGTGACGCTGAAATAAGACAAAGAGAAAGTAACCTTCAAGATATGAAGGAAAACTCTGAGTATGAAAGACGCGCACGTGATCGTAATCAAGACATTGAAAACCGTAACTTTGAAAACGAACAGCTTGCTATTCAAAATCAAGCTAAATCAAGACAAGCGCAAGCACAAGCTGATGAGCAAGCCTTTAAGTCTACAGTAGGTGCTTTAGTTGATTTCAGTGTAACTGCTGGTAAAGTAGCTGCTGAAAGAACTAAGCAGATGATCATTGATCAAACTGAAGAAGGTCGTCAAGCTAGGCTTACAGAATACCGTAATAACCCTCAAATACAAAATGACTTTAATACAACTGAAAGTCAGATAGGTATTGAAACAGTAAAGTATGATAATGATAGTAAACTAGCTGAAGCTAAAGGTTTAGAAACACCTAATGAAACATCTAAAAGTTTACTAGCTAACCCTGGTAGAGGTTACTATTGGCAGAAAGGTTATTACAACCAACTGGTAAAAGAACAAACACCTTTGCTTTTAAATAGAGCATTTCAAGGTACTGAAGCTCTTTTTACTGATCAATCCGGTAATCAATTTAGTGGTATAGAAGCTGTTAACGATCCAGCAAGAACTACTATTGTATTAGATACTGTATTAAAAAATCTATATGGATCAACAGGTTTAAATATCAGTGAACTTGAACCTGGATTTTTAGCTGATTCAAATGATGCTGTTGATAAAATCCGCAGTGCTTATATTCAAAGATCTATACAAGGGGAAACAAAACAAAACTATGAAGCCCTTACTAGTCAAGGACAAAGCTTAAGAGATAGTGGTGAAATTGTACAAGCTTATCTATTAGATTTAAAAAACCCTCTTATTGGTAGAGAAAAAGCTTTACAGAATGTCTTTGATTTATACTCTGCACGAAATGCTGATGGTTCATTGCGTTATTCAAAGGAATATTTAGATAACCTTAACCTATTAGGTGATGGTACTATTCTTGAAAAACGAAGAAATAGTTCTCGTTATATAAAAGCACAGCGCTTGCGTGTACAAACTATAACAGACGACATGCGTGAGGATCAAGCTAGATCTAGAGTTGAAGCTAAAGATTTTGCAGCTAGTGCTGTACCAAAAATGCAAGCTTATTTTGATAATGCTGATCCAGAAGGAGATTTAGAAGGTGCTGCTACATTTGAAAGAGAATTTTATGAAAGGTTCCCTAATGGAAGTTTACCTCAACGTTACCTAGATGCAAAAAAGTCAGCGTTGCAAGGTAATAAAACAACAGAATTATCACTTATTGCTCAGCAATATACAAACAAAACTATAGATGAAGCTTTTATTGAATCTATACAAGATCCTAAAAATAAAATTCAAGCTATTGATTTATACAAAAAACAAGAAGTAGAAAAGTATGGACCTACTTATGCTGAAACAAGAAAACTTTTAGGTGCAGATGCTAAAGGTTTGACAAAGTTTCAGCTTGGTACAGAAGGTATGGATTCTACAACTTTATATGTAAAAAAATCTTTAGAAAATGAATACAAATTTTTCTTTAAAACTTTAATAGATAAAGGTGTACCACCTGAAGTAGCCTCTAAAGAAGCTTATACACAACTTCAAGCTTATGTTGCTAAAGGTGTGGCAGGGGATAAACAAAACAAATTTTATTCTGAAACAGGTCCAAACAACGCAACTGTTTTTCCAAACATTCAAGGTACAGCAACACAATTAAGCGTTGCCGCTCAAGAACGTCGTAATGAATTAAATAAACTTTTAATGAAAAATGATTCTGGTGTATTTTCAATACCAAATTCAATCTTAACTGAACAAGAAATTGAGACTAGTATAAGCTCTTATTATGCTAATAATGGTACTTTTAGAATACCAGTAAGCGCGGAATATTCATCTAAGATACTAGGTGTTAATCCTATAGCATCTATTAATGCACAGATTCAAGCTTCTAATACAAAGTATGGGTTAAACCGTCGTTTACTTATGCCAACACCAGCTGAAGAAGCTGTATTTGATCAAGTACCTTCAGTTCAAAAACTATTCACTGATTTTACCAAATCATCACAAACTAGGTTTAATCGTGGTACTGCTATTGTTACAGGTACAACTGGTACTGTGAGAGCTAGTATGGCACCTCTTTCTACAGATCCACCTTCAAGTGGTGCACTTAGTATGAGTGAAGCAGGGCAGTATGCTTTAGAAGCTGGGTTTACTCCAGAAGATGCTAGAGTTGTAGCTGCAATTGCTAGAGGAGAAAGTGGTTTAGACCCTACTAACAGTACACGCCGATCAGGTCTAGAAGCCGCTACAGGTGAAGATAGTGTTGGTCTAATGCAAATTAATTGGGGTTATCACAAAGATAGTGGATGGCTGCAAAAATTAGGTATTAATAGTAGAGAAGATTTATTTGATCCCGTGTTAAACATGAAAGCTGCAAAATACCTTTATGATAATAGAGGTAGTTTTGATGATTGGACAGTTTACACTAAAGGTATCTACAAGCAGTATTTAAATTAAAAAACAAACAACATGAACGATCCATTAGATTATTCAAATGTTGGTAGTGAATATGTGTTGAGTGAAGAAGATCGTAACAAGCAACTCTCTAATGAACAAATAGAAGAAATTCAACAGAGAGTTGATACTTACGAACAACAACAACAGCAGCTTCAACAACAAGAGACACAACCTCCTACGGTAGGGCAAACTACACCAACAATTGAACAACCTGCACCTACGGGTGAGGCTACAATGCAACCTGAAATGGCTGCTGAACCATTCGATCCAAGTAAAGATTATTCTTATTATGAAGCCCAAGGTATGAGCCGTGGGGAATGGAACCGTTTACAAATGAGTGGTGGGGTTGGAAGTGACGTAGAAGGTTTTGCTACTGATCCTAGATACGCTGCGGAACTAGCGACTGCTATTCCTGTTGGTGGTGTATTAGATCCAATCACTGATCTAGCTAATAAATTCCTACCAAAAAGTGCACAGATTCCTAAGGTAACACCTTATGAAAACGGTGTATCATCAGCAGTAAGAGCTATTTCTTCTGTTGTTGTTCCTACATTAGCCCTTCAAGGTGCTGGTATGGCCGCAGCAACTAAAGCACAAACTGCAACCACTAAAGCACTTGGAGCAGGTAACGTCATCAATAGGTTAGGTAATACTGCCTTTATGAAGTTCCTTGGAACCAGGGGTGTAGAAGCAGGTGCTAGTGTTGCTGTCGGCGCTTTTAGCTCTGAGTATGAAGAAGACAATGCTTTTGGTACTCTTAAGAAAGCTTTGCCACCACAATATGACTTTATCCCTGATAGCTGGGCCACACTAGATACAGATAGTCCAGATGAAAAACGTATTAAAAACATTAATGAAGATTTAGGGCTTGGTTTTCTTATTCCTTTTGTAGGTTTTCTTGGTAAGTTTGGTTCTGCAATTAATGAAGTAGGTCAAACTTTTTCTAAAGGTCCAAAAATTGTTGGTGAGACACCTCAAGCACAGAAAATTATTAATGATCTAACACCAGTTGCTAAAAGTGATGATGCAGTAGAAGAACTTTCAAGATATGCTGCTAAACAAGAAGCAGATCTTGATGAGCTTGGATACTACAATCAAGCTATGAATCCTAATTCTAACGTCCCACTGAAAGGTGTAAATGACCTTTATGATTGGAATGAAGTTGGTATGCGTAGTGCTGATGATTTCGGTATCATTGGTGCTAGTGTTGATGCAGTACGTGTTGCTAAAAACAAAGGATCAGTTTATGGTCGTTTAGGTAACTTTATCAGTGAACCTGCACGTAAGTTTGCCATCAGTACACCAGGTGGTGTTGAAGAAGTTTCAATTGGTCTTGCTAAACAACTAAAAGATGCTGATCGTTATCGTGTTGATGCAGCTGATTGGGCAATTAGTTTTGATGAAATTCAAGAACAAGGTGATAACTTAGTACTTGAATTGTTTGATCCTACTGTTGGTGTAGATGAAATTCGTAAGATTCTTGATCCTGTCATTGTAAAAAATGAGTTTGGTGTAGAAACATTAACTGATGAAGGATACAGAGGTATCTTTAGGATGATTGATGATCAAGCTAAAGCATTCACTGGCATGGATATTGCTAAAGCACAAGCTTATAGTGCTACGTCAATCTCCGGCCAAATTGCTGATCTATCTGAAGGTATTAGACTTAACCGAGGATCAGCTGCTGTTGATCAAGCTAAAGAACAAATTCGTGATAACCTAGCATATCTACAACAACTACAAGGAACCACTAAGTATTACTTAGATAAGAAACGTGGTATCATGCGTTTAGGTGAGCGTGTTCGTGCATTTGGTAAGACACCAGAACAACTAACAAGAGAAATTCAAGAGCAGACACCACAAGCTTTACGTATTATTCAAGACGAAAGTGATCGGTTTACCCAAAGCTGGCAGTATTTAGAAGAAAATAACCCAGAAGTTCTTGATTCATTTCTTGAGTTATATGAACTTAGTGATGGTAAGATCAATAGTATTACTAAAATGAATGAAGATATTCTTAATAGTTTTACTCGTTGGCGTCCACTTATTGATAATGCTCCTGATGCTCCTAATATCTTAGATCAAGCTGTTAGAGCTAATTTCTTTAATTCTATTTTGTCTTCTGTTGGTACAGCAGGCAGAGCTTTATATGGTAACTTAAGTGGTTTGGTTGCAGAACCAGTATCTTATTTTGCAGGTTCTATGCTACGTGGGGATCTTAAATCCGTACAACGTGGTTGGATGGCTTATAGTGCTATCTTAGATACACAAATGAAAGCATTACCTTATGCTGGTAAGTTGTTCATGAAAGCATCCCAAAACCCTAACAGTGTGGCAGGTGCAACTAGATTAGACTTAGTAATTAAGAATGAAAAGAAACTAGCACAATACAAAAACATTGCTAGAGTAGAAGCAGATAAAGGTAATTACGGTTTTAAATTTCTTGTAGATCAATATGAAAATTTACAAGCAATGGCAGCTGACCCTGTATTTAGGATTACACCAAATCTATTTACTGGATTTGATGGTTTTACCAGTGCTACCTTAGCCAATGCTACTGCACGTTTCCGTGCTATGGATGAACTAGAACGTCTTGGTAAAGAAGCAACACCTGATAATATTAAAAAGATTGCCAATAAAGAATATGATAGTATGTTTAATGAAAACGGTATTATTGTAGATGAAGCAGTTAAGTATAATACAGGAGAGATCGCTTTAAACCTTGATACTGGTTTAAATACTCAACTAAACGGTCTTCTACAAGAAATACCTGGACTAAGACCTTTTATCATGTTCCCTGGAACTATGGCAAATATGGTTAGAGTAGCTGATGATTATCTTCCTGCACCTTTACGTTCATTCCAACGTGATGTAAATGAACTAGCTTATACGTCAGTTGAAACATTTATGGAACAACCTGAATTAGTAGAAAAGATCCTTACTAATCGTGGTTATAAATTAACTCAAATGGATGAAACAGCTAGGCTAAATGCTATTGTAGACCTTAAAAATAAAACACTAGGTAAAAAAGCAATTGGTACGTTTGTCACTTCTTTAGCTATTGGTTCTGTTATTAAAGATAAGCTATTTGGTGATGGTTTGTTTAGTATGACAGGAGACGGTAGTGTTGATAGACAACTACAAAGATCACGTACTAAAAATAGTAATTGGAAAGGTCGATCAATTATTGGACCTGATGGAGTTAGGTTTACATATGATGAATTACTTGGCCCTGGATTAAGTAATTGGGTTGCTACTGTAGCTAACATTGCTGATAACTTTGATATGCTTGGTGAAGCAGCAACAGAGAATTTATTTCAAAAAGCAGCTTTTATACTTGCAGCTGGTTTAACTGATCAAGCTGGTTTGTCTGCTTTACGTCCTCTTGTAGAAACTTTAAGTGGTAATCAATTTGCTGCAACTACTTTTGCAACAGGTCAAATAAATTCACTTGGACCTTTAGGTGGCTTACGTAATGAATTTGGTAAGATTATTGATGGTGGACTTAAGGATCTTAATAATGATATAGTAAGTAACTTAAAAAACCGTAACCAATTACTTGGTGTCTTAGATCCTGCTAACCGGCTACCTACTGTAATCAGTCCTGTAACAGGTGAAGCACCCAATAAATATACAATGCTACAACGTATCTTTAATTCTTATTCACCAGTTAAAGTACATCCTGCAATGTCTAAAGAAGAAGAGTTTCTTTATGATATTGAGTATGATGTATCTAGTGCATTTAAGAAACGTAATGGCGTTGAATTGTTAAATACTGAACGTGCTGAACTTAATAGCCTTATGGGTAAAAGAGGTTATTTTAGAGATGAAATTAAAAATATTATGCGTACAGCTGATGCACGTAATACTATTAATGAACTAAAAGAAGCACGAAGACAAGGTATTTCTTCTAAACAGGTACCTATTGATAAATACGATCAAATCTTTATTATGATAGATGAAGCATTGAAAAATGCAGAAGAATTGGCCTTTAATGATCTAGAATCACCAGTACGTCTTTCTATTGAACAACGCATCATGGAAAAACAACTAGCTGGTCAAAGAGCTGAACAAGGTTTAATGCCTGGAGTAGATAGAACACTTAACATCCGGTACTAAAAAATCATGGCAACAACTGAAAATACTTATACAGGAAATGGAACACAAACAAGTTATACTTTTTCATTTCCTTACATAAAAAAAGAAGACGTAAAAGTTACCTTAGATAATATAGGTACGACTGCTTTCACAATTAATGATAACACGCCAACACAAGTAGATTTTACTGTAGCACCACCAAATGGTGTAGCTATTCGTATTTTTCGAGAGACTGATACAACAGCTACATCTTCAACATTCTTTCCAGGTTCAGCTATTAGAGCACAAGATTTAAATAGAAATTTTGAACAATCTCTTTTTATTGGACAAGAAGAAGAAAATAAAATCCAAGATGTTATATCTGGTGGTACTGCTGATGGTTCTGTTACTACTGCTAAAATAGCTAATGGTGCAGTTACTGCTGATAAACTAGCACCGGGTGCAGATTTAATTGCAGATGGGTCTATTACTGAAGTTAAACTAGCAAATGGTGCTGTTACTACTGATAAATTAGCTAATGATGCTATTACTACTGATAAAGTAGCTGATGGTGCTGTTACTACTGATAAAGTAGCTGATGATGCTATTACTACTGCTAAATTAGATACTTCAGTAACAAACTTATTTGATGATTATCTACCTTTAGCAGGTGGAACAATGACTGGTAACATTGTGTTTGATCCTGGTCAAACTTTTGAAACCGGTACTAGTAATGGTTTTATTTCAAATAGTTCCGCTACTTTTACAGGTACTACTAATGCTAATGATTATACATTTTCAATACCAAGTAATGCAAAACGTATTGTTATAAATTTTCTTCGTCTTTCTAGAGTAGATTCAAATACTAGGTTTTTAGGAATTAACATTGGTAATAGTAATGGTCTATGGACTACAGGACAGAACCAAGTATCTCATAAATTTGATCTTTCCCTCACCGATCAAACCGACCAAGCTATTAGTGGAACTTCAACACTTGAAGATAAATTTATTCCAATTGGACTTGTGGGAGGGGGAAGTAGTAACGCATATTCAAACAGCGGAACTCTTACTTTATTCAGAATAACTGATTCAAGTAATAATTATTTTTCAGGTACTGGCTCAACTTCACTTGCTTTAGAAGGTCAAACAGGCGATTACGCTGGTGGTGTATCTACAAGAAATTCTGGTCAAATAATAGTTGACCACGTTAGCAGCTCTTTACCTGTAAGTCAATTTTCATTTATTTATTCTAACGTTACAAATCCATCTGCATCTTACGGTCTCAATGGTTATGTAAGCATCGATTACTACAGTAATATTTAATCTACTTTATCAACAATTATTTATTTATCATGATTAAACTTATTCGTCCTATCCTATTTACCTTTATTAATTCACCACAAGTAAAACGTATGATCATTGATTTATTGCGTCAACTTGTAAAAGATACAGATAATACTGTTGATGATCAAGCAGTAGATTTTATTGAACGTGGATTATTTGGTGAACTTTAAATGATTGAAGCAGCGGTATCAGCTCTTATTGGAGTAATTGCAGCAGGAGCTGCTTTAACAAATCGTATACACAATAGAATATCAGTTTTAGATAGACGTGTTGATACCTTTGAATTAAGTGTTGCACAAGAATATGTATCTAAAGCTGATCTTTCAGTTATGGTACAACGTATGGAGGATCATATGGTCCGCATTGAAAACAAATTAGATCAAATTGTATTGAGGAATTCTTAACATGCCAAGAGATGGACAAAAGTCTTACATTCAGCAAATGTTTGATGACAATCGAAAGAGAGCAGGTGGTGATATGAATAAACCTGCAAAGGGTAATGTAAATCCTTACCAATGGAAGCCTAAAAAAGCTAAAAAGCTAAAAGGACCAAACAATGTTAACGAAGCATGACAAAAAAGAAAGCAACTGAAGACCAGTTCAATGAGTTGCATAATCTTGTCACAAAGGAATTCCTTACCCGTGTTAAATCGGGTGAGGCTTCCACACAAGATTTAAAAGCAGCTTGTGATTGGCTATCAAAGAATGATATTAGTGGTGTCGCTGTTCAAGGTAGCCCACTAGATAAACTAGCTAGTATTATGCCAACTGTTGACCCTGATCTTGTACAACGGAGACTTTATGGCACGAAGCTCTAATTATAGCGGTGCTAAATACGCTAATGGTAACTATAAATCATATCAAAAGAAATATGATTCTAGTGCATTACAGATCTCTAAACGATCTGCATTAAATAAAGAAAACCGTAAACGTGGCACCTACGGTAACGGTGATGGCAAGGATGTATCCCACAAGAAAAATGGAAAGACATTCCTCGAAAAAGCATCAAAAAACAGAGCACGTAAAGGACGCGCATGACACCCCTACTTCCTACCCCTAACGATTACTTATTTAACTTAATAGCCATGACCTCACCAGAAGCTAAGCGTCTGTGGAGACGCTCTATTAAGGAACACTTTGACCATACTTGTATCTATTGCGGAAAAACTTATGACCTTAGTCAATTATCTATCGATCATGTTCATCCTCGCGCTCGTGGCGGAGAAGATGTCGCAACAAATGTTGTATGCGCCTGTACCAGATGTAATCAGGATAAAGGAAGTACACCCGTTATCTCGTGGATGAGAAATAAATTTGGAGTTAATAGACTCCGTGAAAAACTAATTATGGAGTATGTTAATTAATGGATAGAGAGACAAAACGAGCGTATCAACTTGTTCAAAATACAATTGTAGAAAATTTAGACCGTCTAATGGCGGCGCAAAAAGCTAAACAAAAACTTAGTAGTGCTGACGTTAATGATTTAAAAAAATGGCGTAGGTTTGGTGCTGCTTTTGCTTGGGATCCTTCAGTGTTTCAAGACGTTTTAGAGAAACCTTACATGGAGCCTGAAGAGTTAATTAGAAAGCTCCGAAACACTGAAGAAGGTTTGATGAGAAAGTTTCAATATGTTGATAAAATCCCTCTTCATCATATCATTGCAGATCGAACTGGCGGAGACCTCGGGATTAGAACACCAATTGATATTTGGGAAGATACTAAAAAACGAATCTTTGATTTAACAGGAGCAACACCTGGAGATAACCAAGCCAATTTAAATGCTATTGGAGCTTTTGATGAGCTTTGGCATCAGGGTCGTCAAGGTGCTAAAGGTTCTGTATTTGCAGAAACTGGTATTATACGTCCAGAAGATTTTCCTTATCTACATCGAGCCGGTCAAAATTTAGCTGATAAACTTGGGTTAGATCCAAAATTGGTTCAAGCTAGTGCTGAAGAACAAGTTAAAGCTCTGCTCCCTTCTATCTTACAACAGCAAGAAAGGTTTGCAGAGACTACTGCAACACCACAAGTTCAACAACAACGTAGTGTATTTACACAAGCAGGTTTTGGTGAAATTGTAGATCCTACAACACGACCTGAAACAATACAATTAATTAAACAAGCTACCGGAAAAGGCCCACTTCCTAAACTGTTTGCTCAAGCCGGATCAATTAAGTTTAATCCACAACCAGGTGTCGAACAGTTTATGGCTAGTGGTGGAGCTGCTTTAGCACGAGAACAGGTAAATATAGGTTTATCTAAAATGGGTTTACCTCCTTTAAAAGGGGCACAGATGTTTGGTGTTGATCCCATAAGTGCTGCTGTTGCTAGTGGAGTAGAAGCTGTCCGTAAGAATGTGTTAGGATCCATTGTTGGTGCTGCTTCAATGATAGAGCCTGAAGCTATTAAATCTGCGTTGCAAGGTGACTATAGACAAGCTGCTGAACAAACTGCTATAGGTGCTGGTGCTGGAGCTTTAGTAGAACAAGGTGTTAAAAAGGCTACACCTGTTGTCTCTAAGGTTGCTTCTAAAATACCTGGAGCATTGTCAATGCTTGGAGGAGTTGCTAGATTTGCAGGCCCAGTTGGAGGCGCTGTTGCTGGTTATCAACTAACTGATGCTATTTTAGAAGGTTCTACTGGAGAAGGTTTTGTTGGTACTATTAAACAAGTACAAGACAAAGAAAGAACTGCTGAAATTAATAAAGCAGCAGTAGAAAGTGCTGCAAAATCTAAGCAGCTTGCTGTTGAAAGAGAATTACCTAAACCAATTATGGACTCAGACACAATAGAAAAGTTTGTAACTGATCCTCTTAATGAACTTGAATGGGGCTGGAAAAAGCTTACAGGACAAGTCTAGAAGCCTCTACAAGCCCTTCCTACCCCCTACACGCTAGATTCTACCTATGAACACTTTAGACCTCCTTAGAGACGATTTCAAACTATTCCTACAAGCATTATGGAGTGAACTAGACTTACCAAACCCTACACGTGCTCAATATGCAATTGCTGATTACCTTCAACATGGTCCAAAGCGTTTACAAATCCAAGCATTTAGGGGAGTTGGTAAGAGCTGGATTACTGGTGCTTTTGTTCTTTGGAC